AGAGAAAAGACAGGGGGGGTGGCCTGTTGTGCTAAAAAAACACCCTCAGACCTACTTCCCTTGCGTGAATTACACCTTGCACAACAGCTGACTAAGTTATCGTATGCAATAGGATCACCGCCTTTAATGATAGGGATGATGTGGTCCACTGTTGTGGCTGGTTGTGCACAATAGAAGCATGACCATTGATCACGCTGTAGTACCTCTAACCTACGCTTTTTGTATGCCCTAGTACCACGAGGATCACCGCGCTTTGTACTCATTGCCATCCTTTAGTCTTTAAATGATGCAATGCACCACAGTAGTTAGGATCCTCATATTCAGTCCATCCATATCTACGTCCTACATAGTGATAGTACATCCAAAACTGTGTAATAGCACTACTTCTCTTTAAGCTCTCAGTCTTCATCTGATAGAGCCCATAGACTCTCTTAGTGCCGCTTAGGTTACCTACTGCTTTATAGTTCCATCTAGATTCTCTATACACAATCTCATGATGACACTTCTCTTGCTTCTCAGTTAATTGATAGTCAGCTAATTGTTTAGCGTACTTGATCTCTTTAGTGGCATCTATTGATCCCTGAGATGCAGGAGCTATGCTCATGAATAGAGCTGTCCCAATAACGATGGCGACCACTCGCGCTCTTCCCTTACGGGCGCGTGCTGAGCCCCTGAAGGGCTCTCGCCTGAGAGTACCATGGCTGTCAAATACCTTCATGTGTAGCATCTCCTACAATCTCACTATGTGGAATGTGATTTGCATCACATCTATCTGTTATCTGTAGAATAGAATCCTGAGCCTTTGAACGATACCCCTATAGAGCTATAAACCTTGTGCATAGGCGAGTGACAGAATGGACATTCAAGGTCATGAGGTTCTGTGATGCTTAGCCATTCCTCAATGCGTGCATTGCTTTCGCACTTTTCATTGTCACACTCGAACTCATAAGTTGGCATCGGGATCAACCTCACACGTCCTGCATAGCGGTGTGAACGCCCATGCGCCGCACATCTTGCATCTTTGTGGCTCTAGTGTAGCAAGATCACCCGTAAAATCCCCGTAACCTGACTTCAGCAATAGATCGACCAAATCACCAAGCCGCATGAAGGCCAAATAGTCTTGTGGACTACTTTCTCCTTGACCATTTAAGCGACACACCACGATGGGCAAGTCTTGGGACTTGCTAGCTCTTTTGGTGACTTGATCGATCCACGCCTTAGGCTGGAACGCCGATCTAGCCTTAACTTCCATGTCGAACGGGACATGTGTTATATCTTTTCCAGCCCCTCTACCGATGTCTGCATGTGGCCACCACTCCGAAAGGTAACGTGCGACCACACGCTCGGTTGAGAATCCTCTGTATTTACGGCTTTGTGAGGCCATTGACCGCGTGACACTTTCTGCATGACCACGCCTTATTAGTAAGATTTACTTTAATCTCTGATACTGGTATTGAATCATTACATAAACAGCACCGTGTCATAAATGTGAATTCTTCTAAGATTGCTTGGACTTCCTTGGATCGTTGAATCTCATCATCTGTTGGAAATGACTCCCACTCACCATCTTGATTCTGAAACTGTAAGCGTCCCATTAGACTCTCGCCTTCTGTCGTTGCCATGCGCCTTCTTTGTTGATCTCATACCAAATAACATCCTCACCTTTAGGGCATCGTGTTAGCTCGCCTGTCACAGCATTGCGACACTTGAAATGGCCCCATGCCTTACCGGCGCCCGATTGCCCAGTTTTCCAAATCATGTCGCCATGTGGGCATCTCGGGATGTCCTTCTCTGTTTGGCCGCCAATAATCTCTTTCACCGTCGCAACAGCTTCCCCCATTGTGGGCGGCATAGTCGCTGGCTTGATAGTCCATGGATCATCCTCTTTCACTACGGGAATGTATTCGCCCGATGTCTGCGCCATCTTGGCCTTTGTCTCTTCGATCGTGGCCTTTACTTCATTTACCTTGACTACCTTTGTCATCTCTTCACGGCTTGCTCGCTTGCCCTTTGTTGCATATCCGGCATTGGCTAAACTGCGTCCCAAACTTGACGTCTCACAGTTCTCTAGGGCTGAGGTGCTATTCACGCCACGCCCTTGCACTGTTTCCTCAGCTAGTCCTGTAGCCCATGGCTGGACATCTGCAGAATCTCTGTAGATAGCAGACCAAACAATGTACTGCGTTGGAGTATTGACTATTAGTTTAGTTTCAATTCTGCCTTCGGGATGATCTTTCCAAAACTTGCTTAGTCTTTCTTCTACTGTCTCGTAATCTTCTAGGTTAAACATAAAGCTCATTCTCCTCTGTGTGTAGTTGTCCAGCTATTGCAAGATAGGCTGCAGCGTCGATGTATGTATCGACCTTTGCAGACTCCATGCTTCGTGCGAGCTTGACCAATGCCATGCATGATGCCACTTGATAGTCAGTAACAGGCATTTGCAAGAATGCTGACCATAGGCATGCGGTTCGGGACATATTGTCCGACGGGTGTCCGTAGTCCATTCCACGATCTTGAATTGTTGCCTTTGCTTCGTTGAGGAAATCACTTGCTTTCACACTTTGACCCTTTCCTTAGATGCGTAGTAATCTCTCACAGCTTTACGACCTTTGAGATAACCAACGCGAATGCCGACCATTCGGCCTAAGTGAAACCATAGTGCAGATATGGCGATAATTGCCACTAGATCCTGCAATGCTGAATCGAACATGATTGCCCTTTCTCATCGACGCCCTTCGCCGATGAGTTAAGGATGACAGATTGCTAGGCTAGGTCAAGGCTATTTGTATAACGAAATGGTAACGATTCTGCATCGTCTATGTGGTCATCGATCGACCTGCTTAGGTCGTTATCTAGGTCGTCCATAACGCTTACCCGAGACTACGAATGTGCCATCTTTCTCAAAGTAGATAACATCGACTTGAACATTCTTTCCATCAACGTACATGATGGCGAAAGCCTGTTGCCAGTTGGCTGAGCCCTTTGTGTAGCTTGCCTTAGAAAAGTCCATAAGGTGGCCCACTTCTACGCCATGCAGAACACGGCCTATACGGCCCCCTGAGGCCTCTGAGAAGGACGAACGCCCTGCCCTGTGAGTATGCCCTGAGATGACGCTTTTCCCGTGCCTACGGGCCGCCTCAAGGGCTGAGAGACCCCCTTGTGACTTGATAGGGGTATGATCCCCATGAACTGCAATCCAGTTAGGCGCGATGTTGTATGGCTTTTTATGAAAGGTGATCCCAAGCTCATCAAATCTCATAAACTTCTCGAAGCGTAACTCGGGCAAAGATAGGAATGAGGGAATCTTCCTCATGATCTGATTGTAAAGCCGATCAGTATGATTAGACCTTATGGTCTGCGTGACCTGTAAGTCGTAAAGGACTTGAACAGCTTCATCGCGATCATCTCCAAGAGTCTGTTCATAAGCCTCGGGCGTCCCTTCCGACCATTTGCTGATCGTATTAAAGTCAATCTCGTCGCCGATCGTTACTACTTCGTGCGGCTTAAACTTACTGATAAAGCTGGCTAGATTCTTAACTGCGTGTCTATCGTGGAAGGGAACCTGTAGGTCGCTCACTATGACAATGCGCTTCATTAATCCTCGTCGTCGTCCTCGTAGGGTATGCGATCCACTCGGTCGGGGATCGATGGCAAGATCCAATCAGGATAAGAGTCTCGATCAAGAAGAAGCCAAAAGGCCATATCTTCGCTAAAGCCTGCCTTTTTCAATGACTTAAAATACTCATTGAGAGCAATGCAATAGGCGTCTAATGCGTTGTATGTATCGAGATCGATAACTCTTTTTCTTGCCATGTAAAAATTATCGCTCTAAGAGTATGTTGTAGATCTCATCGACACGCGCATGCAGGCGCTTAATTTCAGACAGCAAGTGAGTAATGACGAAGCCTGAAAGGCCGCCAACTACTGCAAGGCTGGCAAAGTAAAGGGTGAAGAAATCGGTCTGTGTCACTTCTTCGGGCTCGCGTAACCGAACACGCCTGCAACGATCGAGCCAAGAATAG